TCAGGTTTTGCGGGTAAAGTTTTCGCGCAACTCGCGGTCAACATCGTCATCAGGAAGATGATTAACAGTCTGCTGTACATCCCTGGCTCCTTTTGTTGTCTCTACCCGGCGTTCTGCAACGGCTTCAGTAGCTGCTGCTCGTTCTTCAGTGCGTTGCTGGTCCGCTTTTGTTTCGGCGATACTTGTACCGCGTGATTTACCCAGACCAAAAGCACCTGCAATTGCAGCCAGCGCTGCAACAACCAGGCCAATAATCATTTCAAGTCCCATAGTGACCTCACACCAGTGCGGCTTTAGCTTTGGCGTAACGTTCACGGCGGTCTTTAATGCCGTTCTGACCGCCGTTAATAATCTGCGTGACGCGTTCCACATCCCCCGAATAGAGGAGACAGCCGCGTAACGTGAAGTACCATGCCGCTGAACGTGCCGCGTGTCGCTCTTGCGTCAATAGTTCCGGAGTACTGACAAGGTCAAGCTTCAGCGCTGTACCGCATTTGGTGTAATTCTCACGACCAGTGATTTGAAGCAGGCCACGACCGCGATATTTCCAGCCGTCACCCTGGCTGTTATTCCCCATGCGGTCACCATAAACCAGATTGGCTATTTGCGGCTGGTGAGCGACCTGTTTACCATCGACACGCCCCAGCATTTCGCACTGATACGGCGTCAGACGCTTACCAAAGGTTTTCTTCAGACCGTCAACCGAATAGTTAAAACTCTCTGCCAGCGATGTAAAACCAGCAGATTCATGCCCAATTTGTGCAATGAACATGGCCTGGTCGTTAAGTGCTGTAATACCAAACTCTTTCATTGCTGCATCAATGTGCGGAAACCAGCGTGCAGAAAGCCCGGCGCTGATACCAGCCGCCTGCTGAAATTGTGATTGGTTCATTATTGCCTCAGATGATCAACCAGGCGTGCCACGTTGCCTCTGACGGCAACCAGCACAGACAGGAAAATAATGTTGGCCCCGATAGTGGCCCACGATGAGTAAGGGTAGATACCGCACAGATACGCCAACGGAACGGCGCTGTAGATGACCGTAAGCAGCCACGCTAAGCGAGATATCCACGGTCGATGTCGGGAATCACCACGACGATAAAACATCAGGGTCAGCACTACCCCAGCGCAAAGCAGCGCATTGATTGTTGCCGATGGGTCATTTAGTACCACCTGAACCTCCCCGGCGCGTTATCAGCGCCACCAGCGAGCCAACATCCTGATTATTCAGGAACGTCAGGATTTTGACCGCTAAAGCAGAAACGATTACGGCGCCAATGGCATCCAGTGGTTTATCACTGTATCCGGTCGCCTGAGCCAGCTTTGAACCCACCAGCCCGGAACAAAGGATCCCCGCGATATACGACACCAGAAAATATGCCAGCCGACGCGTTGCACTCAAGTCAGCAGCCGTTGCAATGTAAAATACAGCTCCGGCAAATGCGCCAAACACCACGCCGTAATCGGTTCCGGAAAGAAATCCATAGACGCTGGCCCCCGTCAGGACACCACCAGCCAGCCCAGTACCGGAAATCGGATCGGACATTTAGCCCCCTCTTAATTGCTGTGAGTCCTCTCAGGAATGAGGGGAAATAGATTCAGGCTTCACGGGCTGGATTTATCAACAAAGCACGCAGTGAGTGATACCCGTGAGCCTGAAATGAAAAAGCCCCGCAGAATTGCGAGGTTTTATATTTTGGGAAGATTAGATCGACGATATGACAGGGGTACTGTGCCGTAGCACGTTCGCGAATACCCCTGTCGTATCGCCGGAAAGCAAAAACCCCGCGCTGGCGGGGTTCTCGTTATATTCAAATTGTTCGCTTTTCGTCGCTGCCATCGTGGCGCAGCTCTGCCAAGCATGAATGGATTATCTAACTTTCTGGGTAGTTTTCAATACCAGACACAAAAAACAGCACAAAAAAGCAAAAAAATTATTCCTCGCTTTCCAAAAGTGCTTTCGCTGACAGGTACACCTTTGCTCTGAAAATCTGTAAACACCACTTCACTCGCTCTCTGGCCTTTTCTTGTGTCAGCCATGGCGCAATCGCCTGCAGTTCCCGGGTTATGTCTGAGATTTTTTTTCGGGTGGTGTAATACTGAAGACCAACAGCATAAACCGGATCGTTTATATCCAGCGCCTGCAGTACGCATTGCTCAACAAAATCGACATCGTCACTATGCAGGGCCTCGTCAATTACACTGGCGGGTGACTGGGGCCAGAGAATGCTGTGTGCCCTGTTCATTGCCTGCTGTCCACGGAATCCCTCTTCTCTCGCCTGATTTAACGCAATGGTGAATCGCTCGAGTGCCTTATCTGACCAGTTCCGTCCCTTAAGCACATTCCAGCACGCATGTCCTCGCGGCAAACGAGGAGCAGTTTTTCCTCCCACACCTTCCCCCCAGGTAGTGAGCAGGGATTTAATCCATCCGGACTGGATCCCCGTCAGGAGGATACATTTACCCAGCCAGCTTTTACGCGGCGCAGATGCTGCTTTACCAAGTGCTTCATAATGATTGCGGCGTTGACGTGGTGTCATCCTGTTCTTCTCCTTACGCCAGAACGCCAAGCCCATAAGCCCGGTCCAGCACTCTGATTATCATTACCGGCTGAGGAACATATTTTTGCTCAAACCTCACCGGGTCGTTATGTAGTTCTGTATGGCACTGACGGCACAGGGGGATCGCGAAAATATCATGCGCCTTCGTTGCCATACCTCCCTGCCCCCAGCCAATTAAATGGTGTGGGTCATCTGATGGTTTGCCGCAGCATTCACAGGGCTGTGTTTTAATCCATTCCAGATATCGGGGAGCCGTCCAACGGATATGCTTTGGACGTTTCATATAGGTTTGCGGGGACTCAGGATCGACCAGAACACCAACTACGGGCTTAACCGCAGGCATCTGCGCTGGCGGCATGGTCACGGTAACTGGGCTGGCTTTGGCTGTAATGATGCTGGTGGCCGTTACACCCGGTTCGATTTCGCATTCACGCATGACTGACTGATGTTCTTCCGAAGGAATACGAAGCGCCCGACTGGCTACTGATTCGGGAATTGCATAGGTAACACCCATACGCACCGCCCACCAGCATAGCTCCGCCAGCGACAGTTCTCTGGAAGGCTCCTGATTCAGTGCCACCATGATGCTGTTGATAATCCAGCTAATAACATTACGTCTCGCCAGCTCTGCAAGTTGTTCGCTGTAGTGGTCACGCAAATGATTATCGCAATGTCCACACAGGAGAACCGATCCGGGTTCATGACGCAGAGTAGTTAACTCGTGATAATGGTAATCGCTGTGTGGCCACTGGCAGCAACTACCGCCATAACGCAGAAGCCAGTAATCAAGGCCACTCAAACCACCAGCGGCCTTAATAACTTTTTCATCCAGGAAGAACGGCCGCAGTGACTCGTCACACGCAAGCGGCTGGCGAACGTCAGGAACACGGCCAGCAGGCAACCGTTCCATCCCTGCCGGCTGGCTTTCCACCAGCACACGCTCACAGCTGAATAATGACATCAGCTCACTGCCCGGCCTGAGCAGCACAATTCCAAGCTCACGCGCAACCACCGGCTTCAGCAGCGCCCTCATTCTGCAATCTCCCCGATAATTATTTGTCCTTTCTCTCCCCATAACTTAGTGACGCGTGAATCCCAGATGTGAGCATCATCTTCGTAAATGGCATCCATCAGGGCTTTCATCATGTTGTCGAAATCAGGTTTTGTCTGGTGTGGTTTACCGTTGAATTCAGCCCTTTTCTTTTTGCTCCAGCTCGCTGGCATCGGAAGAATGAAGGTGACATGCGAACCACTTTCCGGCAGCTCAACACCCTGCAGACGAACTTCATCACAGAAAGCCCGGTAACGCAGAACCTCGGGGCGCTTTTTCCATTTGTCAGCGCGCGTCATCCTGGGCTTGCCCATTGGGGTGATATCGTAGACTTTCACATTCACCTCCAGATCCGTTGTTGCCAGGTTCTGCCCTGACGCGGTGGCTTAGATACCTCTGGCAAGAACACGCTGATCGTCCAGTGAATGAAGTCATTATCCAGACTACGCTCGGTCTTAATCTGTTTTGCGCGATAGCGGGCTTCCAGTTCGTCAGCCTGCTCAGTGGTGAGTTGAGTATGTTGAAACCAGCTTTTCTTCATAACGCACCTCTGGATGCGGCAAAAAGAAAATCGCTGGCGTTGGTTAACGTCAGTATGTGGGATTGCTTGAATTGATCTTGCGCCATGGGCTTTTCTCCTGTGGCGCAGCAGGTATAGGTTGTTCAGGCCTATGACGGGAGTGTAACAGATTTCTGGGTAACGCGATAACCCGCCCTTTCCAGCATCTGAGTAAACAATGTAGGTGTACCAATAATTTCATCATCCTGAAGAGGCATGAAAGACACCATGCTACCGCGACGATACATCAGGGCGCGCTCACACTCAGGAAATGATTGCAGCCTGGCAACGATGACTCCATCGTGACATCTGATGACTGCGTAGCCTTTTTTGGGCAATTCTAATTTGTCTTTCACTTAAACTCCCCCATGCAAACGGGATCAAAGTAACACCCAAAATAATTAATAAAACCAGTCGTCAGCACTTTCCCAGGTTTCCTGGAGGATTGATTCAATTTTCTTTTTGTCGTCCTTGTCACCGCCAAAAACACTTAACCCATCTGAACCGGCACGGCGGATTGTGAGTCTGCAATTGTCATAGTGATCATTCAGACGCTTAAGCAATTCTTTCTCCAGTGCTGGTACCGCGCCTTTAGGAAGTTCTTTCATGCGATCAATGGTTAATTCAACTTTCATAATGGCCTCCATTGCATATACTGTATTTTTATACAGTATACCTATGCACGAAAATGATCAACGTTTTAAGAGCACAAATTGTTAATTTTCTGTCAGTAGGAAAAAAAGAAAACCCGCCGTAGTGGGTTGAATTAGCAATGTTTTATTACGCCGCTATTTGTTTATGCTGACAAAGCTCCTGTAGGTTAGCCCTAACCAGCGCCTCAGCGAGCTGATGTTTGGGCAGGATTAGCGTAATGGGTAATAGAAACAGCAGAAGGCACGAAATGGCGGTGGTATTCGCCATCTTTAACTGGTTGAATATTGCTCGAATTGTATTTTGCACTTTAACGTTTCCGTTAAAGTGCCGGATGCATGCCACCGTGTGTTCAGGGCGATGGAATGTGGATTACGGTTTATCTATTTCCAGGGGGTTAGGGTGAATTCCACTTACATGCCAGAACGCATGCTCTCTATTCAACTGATTTCCCTTTGGTATCAGGAAGCCATACGTCCCAGATTTAAAAGTGGCATGAGCGCAGATTAGACTTTCTCCTTCAAAGCTATACTCAGTCCCTTCAGGGATTAGAGAATCAGTCTTAATCAGGTGAACAGTTCCGTTGATAGGGATCATGTAATGGTGCATTTTAGGCTCCTCGTGTTGTGAAGAGCCTATTATATCAAGTTTGAATCTACGTCATTGAAGTAGCAGGATTTGTTACACCCTGCTCTGAAACTCGGACATTAAGCTGCAATTTCTTTCTGCTGACAAAGCTCCGGTAAATAGCCCGGACCAGCGCTTCAGCGAACGGCGGTGGTACGGCGTTACCACAGCGGGCAACTTGTTTGTCTTTTGCGTACTTCTTGCCCCGATAGTCCTGGTCAATGATGTACCACTCAGGGAAGCCCTGAGCACGGTAAAGCTCATGTGGTTGCAGTATTAACAAATAGAAAGTAATTCATAATATATACATAGGATCGTTTGCCGCTCTTGGCCTAGTCTCAATGGCTATACCTACATAGCCGTTCCTCATTGAGCAGCCCGACCACTTATGCCAGTTACTTCCATCCATAGTAAATCGCAAGTTCTGCTCATCCCCTATAAATCTTACCCCCTCAAAAGTCATGTCTAATCGCTCTACAATTATTCCCCTCGGGGGATTCATTTTCAAAACAAGGGCAATCTGACGGGGAGCACTTCTAATGGTTATTCTCGGCCCCTCACAGTCAACATCCCAATTATCTAAATTAACAGACCATTCATTCTCATGGATTCTTAACATCTCCCTTCCTAGTACATCGCAGAATACTCCCGAGAGTAACATTGGAGAGTTTGGTTCAGGAGATGACTGAACAGACAAGATAGGCCTATCATTTACTACTATAAGGTGCTCGCAGTTGTAGAACGTTAATCCACCCAAAACTATTTCCAATGGTTCGCTATGAAAATCAAAAAGCTCATTCGCAAACCCTTGTTGAAGGCACTTAGGATGAGCATTAGCTGAAGCAACCTTTTCAGCGGACAGTCTGCCCCTGGCTCGTTTCTGGTTACATTGAGAACATAACAATGTCATTCCATTAGGGTTGTGTTCGGTAGCATCAGCAAAATCTGGATCGAAGTGCTCGTACTCATAGAATCCGAAGCCACAGATCACGCAGCCAAATCCACATCTTTGCCTGATAACTCGTTTAACCTCTGCAGGCACTTGCCGAGAAAGACCGTGTCGATTCTTTGTTGTCACTTGATTAACTCGATTTTTATTTTCAGGTAGATAACTTATACCCCCTCTTTCTATCCCATAAATAATAAAAAAACCATCGTGATAAGATGGTTTTTCATTCTATGGACAATTCATTCAATGCATTAATTATTTGTTTATTCCGACCCCGCATTCCTCGCTTCAAGCACCCATTCAATCACCTTCACAGCATCATCCACTACCGGCGCTGGCTGCGTTAAACTTGGAGATGGGTAGGCAACTCGGAAAAGTGTGGATGGTTTCGATTCAAGCAGGACCTCCAGTTGCTGTTTGCTGTAATCAGTCCAACTTCCATCGTCTAATACCTGATACACCGCTTCCTGCGCCGCCGTCTTCCGCACCGACAGCAACTCGTCGATAACCTTCACAGCATCAGCCATTGCGTAGCCGAGATTGCCGCCGTCGCTTTGTGCTGCTGCTTTGCTGAGTATTTCGCTTATCTGGTGCAGGCGATCGACAGATACAGGACCTTGCGCCGGGTGGTTGTTAGTTGTCATGGGTTAGTCCGTCCAGTAAGTAAGTTCTTCCGCCAGGCGGTCATCTGCTTCGGCTTGGTTAGGGATATCAGCATCGGTTTCTATGCTGGCTCCGGCAAAATCACGAGCACAATCTTTCCGGTGTTTACGGCTACCCATGCCCCACTCAGGTTTTTTCAGCTCTTTGTTCCAGGCTCGGACCATGAATTTCATTGCAGTTTTAGCCATCTCATTCCCCCTTCACGCCAATGCCAGCGGCGCGGATTTCGTGAATAGCGTTGTCATTACCGGCACACCATCCCTCGGCATAATCCCGGCTGAATCCGCTCATGTGCATGACTTCACCAACGCTACGTTTTGGTAAGTTGACAGCCCGCGCCTCCAATTCAGCTTTCTGAGATTGCAACTCTGCGATCCCCCCATTCACAATATCGCTGGCTTTTCCCACTACATTCATCAGTTCATTCATTGCTGCCAGTTTTGATTGCAATAATGCGCATTTCTCCTCTAATTCTTCGTATGATGGTTTCATGCTGGCATTCTCCCCACGATATCTATAACCCGGCGCATAACCGCACTTCCCCGAAAATCTGCTGGTAACTCAATCACAGGCTTACTCGATCCATATGAAAAACGTTGGAGATCGAAATCAATCACAGCCTTTTGGTCCCTGAACAAACCAAGACGACCGTAACGAATGAGTTCGCCGCGTTCGGCTGCTACGCGGAAATACTTCTCAGCAGTCTGACGATGCAGCAACAACATCTGTGATGCCTCGCTAACGGTTAAGCGTCCACGGATTTTCACCTCTTCGATGATCACCCGGATAAGTGCCGCCTGCTCTTCTGGTGTGTTTGGTCTTGGCATGCTGGTCATCTCCGGGCCATACGCAGGCATTCATTACGTTGCTGTGCTATACGTGACACTTCAGCTGAACTACGGGCAATGTCTAACATGTCGGTATATACTTTTGCCGCGCGCCGCCAGAGTCCTCGGGACTTCAGGTCTTTCGCCATTTTCTCTGCTAATTGCGTTTCAACCGGGTCACTTTTCTCTTCCATGAAGGGCAGTTTTACGTCAGGTAATTCGGCATCCGGAGCGATGTTATAAACATACTGAGTTCCGTTGTGAGTACGCAGGACTGTGCCGCTGACAGTCAACGTGCGCAGAAACTTACCTGCGGTACCGGATGGAATATCCAGCGCTTCACACACATCACGTAATACGCAGTTCGGGGTATGGCGTACCACTATCGCTACCCGATCTTTCTGAGAGATTTCTATGGTCATTGGTCAATACTCGTTTTAGTTACTTCACGACCCGTAAATGGGTCACATTTTTGCGATAACTTCCCCAGGCGAAATTTACCCAGATACCGTCATCCATGGTTAAGCGGTCCATGACCCGCTCACCCAGAACTTTCGATAACTCGTCATAATTCAGGTTTGTTAGCACCCCCACTGGTTTCATTGACGCCATACGGCGATCGATAATCTGATTAAGTAATACCCACTCATTGCGCGTATCACGTTGAACACCAACCTCATCAAGAACAAGCAAATCAACATTGCATAAATCGTCCAGCAAATCGGACTCAGACTGGCCCTCGTCATAGCATTTGCGTGCGCGAAGCATCAAATCAGGTACTGTCACAACCAGAACGGAATAATCGTGCTGAAGCAGGTAGTTCCCGATTGCCGCGGCAAGATGATTTTTCCCTGTTCCGCAACTGCCGCTGAATATGAAACTGGTAAAGCCATTCCCAAAGTTATGGGCGTAGCTCTTTGCCATCGTCAGCGCGTGTTTCTGCCCGTCGTTGCTCACCTGGTAATTTGCAAATGAACACCCCCTGTGCAACTCGCAGATCCCTGAGCGCCCAAAAATCCTTTCTGAACGGTTACGCTGATTTTGTTTTTCCAGCTCAGCTGCGCGCTTTCGCCCTTCTTCCTGCTGCCAGGCCATTAATTCCTGACTGCTGGTAAATTTCGGCTGAACACCTGCAGGCATGAGATTACGTAGACGGCCAAGCAAGTCATGCGTCGATTTCATCATTACCCCCTGAATCCCGGCGGGATCTGAGTGTCAGGTTGTGAAACGCCAAAGCCAGCCTGTCGACGTGTACCTGCCGATGGTGAGGAAGATTTGGCGCGTGATGTTTTCAGGCTGGAAGCAAAAGTCTGTTCCCACTGGATGTGGTGTTTAACTTTCCCTTCGCATTTCCAGTAGTCCCGGAACTGCTGTAATTCGACGGCGGTATACCCTGGTAGATCCCCAAGGTTTATTCCCCACTGCGCAGCCTGGCGTACAAAGTCATCACCAGGAGTCCAGTCATCTGTGATCGGAAATTTGCCTATGGGCGGTAAAAAGCCACCTGGCGCGTATAACTCTCTCTCTTGGTTTTCTTTTAGATCTGTATCTGTATCTGGATCTTTATTAGTTGGGTTTCCGTTGATGTTCTGTTTTAACGGTGACTCAACACCCGTTGAACACCCGTTGTTATTTTGTTGGTTATTCGCTCCTTTTTTAGCTTTTCTCGCCTGAGCGGATGCTTTTCCAGCTGCTGACTTTTGGCTGATTGAGTTTTTAACCGCCTCCAGATCACGCTCTATACGCTCCTGTACCCATTCGGTACCGTTATCGTTAAAAAACTCTTTCAACGAAGGTTCAACGGCATCCCAACGGTCGTTACTCAGCCGTGCAATTTTCGATAGTCGGTTTTTGGGGATCGGGCGACCTGTTTGCCAATAATTGAACATCAGTAGCAGGTAAGCGCCATGCTCTTCTGTAGACAGATGCATGGTGTCCGCCAGGTAATCAGCAATGTAAAGTTGCATGTAAGGCAGAGCTGCCATGTTTACTCCCTTGTCCGGTTTCCCGGCGCGTAATGGTTATTGCTCAAAACTCGATTAAAACAATTGCGGCGCTACGGCGCTTAAACTCGCCAGTAGTGGTCCCGCCGCATCAGCTGGTAACATGTTGAACAAAGCGATTGCCGCTTCACGAATCTCCTTTTCAAGCTTCTGTAATGGCGCGCCAACTAATTTCGCCTGGTGTGCCTCACTGCACTCCTTGATAGCGCTAGCCACCAGCTCCGCTTCTGTGCTCGCATTACTTAACCCGTGCTTCCTGGCGATCTGAACTGGCATAGCGCTGATGATTGAGCCTGACAGCCGCATAACGTAAGACGTGTACTTTTCTGACCCTCCTTCGTTTTTCAGATATCGGAATAAATTCTGTTTATTAACAGCAATTCCGCGGCCATCTGCCTTGGCCCACTCTTCAGCCACCAGCTGAGCTATCCGTTCCTGTGCCTGTCCTGGTAACGTTGATTCCCATTCACGAACGGCAGCCAATATGACGCGGTGCTGAATGCTGTCGCGGCGCTGGGGTTTAAAATGATTTTGCGTTTTCAACGGAACAGCTAAGCGTTGGCTATGATGTTGATATGTTACTGATTGCATGATTAAGCCTCCTTTTGAGGTAAACCATCAGTGGGGTTAGGATAAAGATCAGGACGCAATTCGTGGGGGATAACTTGCCAGTCCAAAGCCCTGCAAGCGTTTAGAACCTCTGTGCTGGCGACTTGGGTACGAAACCAAGCTGAAACAGTTTGCGAATTTTTACCAAGCCGGCGAGCCAGCTCTGATTGACTACCACATAACGTAAGTATTTTTTTCTGGGTCTGTTCTTTCATGGTGCCTCCTGATTTTGTTTTCATATGATTGAAAATAAAATTTTCATTGTCAAGAAAATAGAACGATCCAATCTGCAAAAAAACTTTGTATCCTTACTTAATGGTTTGATTTGGATATGAATATGAACTTTGAAGAAAGACTGATAAGAGCCCTCGAAGAAGCTGGCATATCTCAATCTGAGTTAGGCCGCCGGGTTGGTGTGAACTCTCAATCCGTCAGTGGCTGGTGCAACTCTGGAATTATTCCAAGAAAGGAAAAGTTGGCTTTGCTGCCGGAAGCTCTAGGTAAGCCCTTGTATTGGTTCTTTATGACTGATGCTGAAGAAAAATGGCTTAAGGAAACCACCGAGAGCAAAACTATCCTAAATGATAAGCAGCAGCGATTGCTGGAGGTATTCGATCAGCTTCCAGAGTCTGAGCAAGATCGGTTTATTGCCCTCGCTAATGAAAGGCTCGATGAGTTGGATAAATTCATGGCAGAATTCCTCAAGAAAAGAAAAATTGAACCCCCAATACCTCACGACTGAGATAGAACCCCACCAAACAGCCGCAATCGCGGCTTTTTTTTCGCCTAAAATTCACAAAATGTAAATACCCGTAGACTTCATTGAAAGTTTTATCTTCAATAAAAACTTGACCAATGAAAATATTATTTGTAGTCTGATTTTAGAAAATCAGTCATCAAGGCAGGACGCCCACGAAGTAGCTGCCGGCGGCATACGAATCACCGGATGAGATGACATCGGCGTGTGCTTTGCGGTGAGTCAGTTGAATTCTGATACACAGTTTCGAGTCTGCGCAATCAGGATAGTGACGGCCAACATGTTACTGATTCACCAGCAAAGCACACAAAAAATACGCAGCAGGTTCAACGTTCCGCCAGCCTGGCGACAAGGGCAACACAAGAGGATAAATCCATGATCGATTTCGCACGTAAACCAGTGCGGTGTCAGGCCGTACATCTAAATCGCATTGAAGTCATCATTCGACTGATTTGCTACACACTCGCCCAGAAGGGCGACCCGTCTGCCGACCAACAGACCGCAGTTCGTTAATAACGAGTTTGACCAATGGCTGTTGCCAGCCTCATGCCCGGTGCACAGGGCATTGTGATGGTAATACCACCATCGTAACCAAACAGGAGACGAAGACCTGTTCTGGTTAAATTGGAAAAGTGTTCTTTGCCCGTCCCGTGGCGGGCTTTTTTTCCGGAGGTTTTTATGTCAGCTAACGATCTGGCATTGCGCTTCAGCAGCGCACCAGCAGAGGCATTAATCGGCGTTTTGCCTGTTCTGGAAGTAAAAGAAGCATTACGTGAAGAAGTTGAAAGTGATGTGATGGATGAAATCTGGACTGAGCACAACTTTGAAATGGAAGCGATGGGCGAACAAGTTGATGAAACAGCCAGGCTCGCTCGTAAATTTGAATGTGCGGCTGAAGCTCTTGGAACGGCGATCAAACTTGCTCTGACTCTCCCACACAATGAGGCAATGCAGGTTCTGAATGATGCCTTGAACGATAACCCTAGATACGGTCGCGAACCGGCAAAGGATGCATGATGGAGTTTGGAATGAAACGTGTGGTGGCTTCAGTTCAGGTCGTTGCCATCCTCAACAGAATTTACAACGGCAGCCCTGTTTCCATCGCATCTATCAGTAAAGAATCAAAGCTGTCTGTGTCTTACCTGGAGCAAATCTTCTCAAAGCTGCGCACCAGTGAAATTGTCACCAGCCAGCGTGGCGCTGGTGGCGGGTACCACCTTAGCAAAGCAAACCCCAGCGTGGCTGACGTCGTTCGCGCCGTTACTCACACACCTGATTCATTTGAGCCCGTGCTGAATGCTCTGGAGTGGGTCCCCGTCGCACAGCTGGCGCAGGGAAAATCACCTACCCCATAAAGCACAAAACCCGCGCAAGGCGGGTTAAGTACCCGGTCAGCCGACCAAAGCTTTCCGGAACGAGTTTTGACCAATAACCACTACCTTAGGCGGCGATCATCAGCTGCCGGGTATCTTACAATCCAATGGAGCCCGAACGCAATGTTAACGTATGCGTATCTTATTAAAGCCAAAGCGAAAGCTACTGAGGCAAAAAACCTGTTTTGCTGGTTCTCTGCAAAATCAGATTCCCGCGCAGAGCGCGAAATCCTCAATATTCTCGAAGACAACGGTATTGCCGTCGGACGTGGCGCGGACTATCAATTACCTGTCCGCACCAACTGGTTTGTTGTTGACGATCTTCCTGAGGAAAGCACACTTGATGACACATGGTGCGATCGTTACGAACTGGCAGAAGACCAGCAAACGTGGCAACTGAAACAGAAGCCTGATAATGAAAATCAGGAGGCTTCCAGCCAGCAAAAACCTGAAACCTCCAGTGCCAATGTACCCACCAGCGATGCGCCAGCATTGCTCCGCCCCATATCTCGCCTGCGCCTGTCTCAGCGGCTGATTGCGCACCTGTTAAATGACGGTGAAGAGAAGGAAATCAGTGAAGCGCGGCACGTCGAGATCGGACAGATGGAACTGGACGATAATGATCTCTATATACAAAACCTGTTACTGGCCGTTGCAAATGTGCCAGCGGCGAAAGAGCTTTCTGCTCATGTCGAGTGGAACCTGGCAAACGCCATAAAAGAAGTCTTCGACCGTGAGCAGGTTTATACCGTCGCTTCATTTGAGAAATTTATTACCGAATGGATTACGGAACCGAAAATGCGGACTCAAACCGTGCAGGAGTGGATTAACGATAAGAAAGCACGAATTGTGGGTGATAAGCCCACCGTTCCACCTGTAACGCCAGAACTCATTACCGTTGCGACTCTGCCGCTACGCCAGCGCCTCTTAGCTCAGTTTATTTCTGAAGAATATGCTTACCATATTGATACTGAGCAGAAGAAAACCATTCAGGAACTCGAGCTGGATGTGGATAACAGTTATGTGCAGAACCTGCTGCTTGCCGCCGAGAATGTAGAACCATTCAGGAAAGCGCCAGAGATAGATATCTGGAAAATTGTCAGCGCGCTAAAAACTATTTTCCCGGTTGATGGTAAACGAGTGGAGCTGTCTACCGTAATTCAGTTCTTTAAGGCATGGTTCAACACTGAACACATTGACCGCGGGCTGCTGGTTAAAGAGTGGTGTAAGGGCAATCGTGTGTCGCAGATTCAGCGCTCTGATTCCGGAACCAACGCTGGTGGTGGCAATAAGACCGATCGTAACCCGGAACTTGTCCACACGCTGGAAACTCTGGATATTGATATTGCGCTGGCCACACTTCCAATGGATTTCAACATCTACGATATCCCGGGTGGCGTTTTCCGTCGTGCAAAAGAGATCATTGCTAAAAACGAAAGTCCGTTCAAAGAGTGGTCCGTCGCCCTGCGCAAACGCGCTGGCATCCTGGATTACTCCCGTGCCGCTATTTTCGCGCTTATTCGCCGTGCAGAAGAAAACGCTCACCATTTCCCGGAGCTGCTTAGCCGTTACATCAATAAGAACCTGACTGAAACCGACCACCAGCACCCAACTGAAGAAACCCTGGCGGCAGCCGGTCACGTGCCAGAAAAAAGCTGGGAAAACGAGATTAACGAGAAAGTCACAGCTGAACAGAATGCAGTGGTCCAACAACCAGAAATCGCCAACATGGGCAACGGCGTGTTCTCCATCGATGGCCTAATGGGGAACCAGCAAGCGCCAGCGCTTTCTGCCGTAGACCAGGTACGCCAGCGCGCCGTCGAGGATAAATTACATCATACCAATACAGAGGAAGCCACCAGCGATGTGCAGATGGAAGAAACTGACAACAACGAAGTCAAAGCTAATCCTGAAATGTCTCAGAGCGAAACAGCAGTTTTGCCAGTTAAAAGCGCTGATGCAACTGGTGACGCGTCAGCTTCCCTGAATAATGAACCCGTTCACCATATTGAAACGGATCCCCTGAACGCTTTCTATACTCACCTGATGGTTGATATGGAAACTATGGGCAACAGTCCTGATGCCCCAATAGTCTCTATCGGCGCTGTATTTTTTGATCCTTCAACTGGTAACACTGGTGCCGAGTTTTATCGGGTTGTCAGCCTTGAATCATCGATGTCGTTTGGGATGAAACCGGATGCGTCGACGATTCAGTGGTGGTTGAAACAATCATCTGAAGCCCGCTCTGCCATTCTTGTTGATGAAGCCATGGGGCTGCTTGAGACTCTCGAACTTCTGGCTGACTTTATTGCTGAAAATGCTGCTAACGGTAGTCACACCGTTCAGATGTGGGGTAATGGATGCTCGTTTGATAACGTCATTCTTCGCCGCGCATACGCGTTAACAGATACCCCCTTCGCTGTTCCGTTCTGGAATGACAGGGACGTAAGGACCATGGTTGAACTGGGAAAATCTGTCGGTATCAACCCACGCTATGACATCCCGTTTGAAGGTGACATGCACAATGCACTTTCTGAAGCCAGACATCAGGTCAAATACGTCTCTGCAATCTGGCAACGTCTGACCGCAAACTGATTATTGAATATCAACCAGTGCCAGCTGTTGCGCGTATCGTAATGGCTGGCTATCGAGGTGAAAGTGAAACTTGTATCACTCGAACGCTGGGCGGAACTCAGATATGAAGTACCGCCACCAATAGGAACGTTAAGGAAATGGGCGCGAAACGGGAATATCTACCCAGCACCAGAGAAGGAAGGCACCCAGTATCGCGTTAGGCCGGATGCGGTTTTTATCCGACCAAATAAATATTGTAAAACGATCAACACAAACCAAAGCAGACACCCGTTAAAAGGGCGATTGATAGAGAGGATTATCGATGGCGAGGCCGGACAAGTATGACGCTAATTTGCCTAAGAATCTGACCTATCGTAAAGCCAGGAAGTCATATTCCTGGCGCAATCCCGTCGACGGAAAAGAGATATCTCTGGGGAAAATTTCGCGCAGGGAAGCGATCGCCCAGGCCATTGAAGCAAATCACTACATCGATAAAAATTACACTCCAATCGCCCTACTCGAACAACTGAAAGGTACTAATGAATACACCATGGCCAGCTGGCTCGATCGGTACGAAATTATCCTGCAACGACGCAAGCTGGCGACCAATACTTACAAAGTTCGCGCCGGGCAGCTGGCGACCATTAGAGAATACTTTGGCGTAATGATACTGACCAGCATAACCACCCGAGATGTGGCTGAGTTTATTGATCGCTGGACGGAGTGCGGCAAAACAACGATGGCAGGAACCATGCGATCAGTACTGTCTGATGTTTTCCGTGAGGCCGTTGTGGAAGGGCGTGTTGATTCCAATCCTGTGGACCCAACTCGAGCACCGAAAATTAAAGTGCTGCGCGAGCGCCTGGAATATGAAATGTTTGTGGCCGTTCGTGCTGGTGCAGAGCGCATGCCAGCATGGTTCGGCCTAGCGATGGATCTCGCCCTGGTCACCGGTCAGCGACGTGAAGACGTCGCCCGGATGCGCTTCAGTGACATTAAAGATGACCGACTGTACATCGAACAACAAAAAACCGGGTCTTGCCTAGCTATCCCACTTTCACTGACGTTGAAAGCATCCGGCCTGAGACTGTCGACCATCATCGATCGCTGCCGGCTTGTCAGTCGATGCGATTTTTTGATAAGCCCCGGGATCAGAAAAAACAGCGAAGACGGAAGCATAAACCTGGACAGTCTGACAAAAGGTTTTGTGAAAGCACGAAATTTTTCTGGTTTAAAGTTTTCAGAAAACCCACCTTCATTTCATGAAATTCGGAGTCTGGCGGGAAGGATGTATGAGAAGGAATTCGGGAAGGATTTTGCGCAAAAACTGCTGGGGCACAAGTCAGAAAAAATGACTGAGAAGTATCTTGATACGAGAAAAAAAGAGTATGTGCTGATCTAATTTTTCTTCGTAAATGAATTGTGAATGTTAAAAATGGTGTGGTATAACGAATAAAGACCGAATATTTGAATTCGGACAAATTTCGGACATTTTCGGACATGGAGTCCTAAGTAACTGAAATTAAAGCCCGATAAAAAGAGACCGAATACGATTCCTGTATTCGGTCCAGGGAAATGGCTCTTGGGAGAGAGCCGTGCGCTAAAAGTTGGCATTAATGCAGGCTAAGTTACCCTGCCATTTAAGAATAGATGACAGCGCCAGGTTTTCCAGTCCGCGACTAAAGTGGCCGGAAAAAAAGGACGTTTGTTACGCATCCAAACGCAAAAACCGCAAGTTCTCGTGTGAGATCCTTGCGGTTTTTTATTGGAAATCAGAGCGCTACATCTGACAATTAGCAGAGCTTTTCTGCACGCTCCACAAACGGTGCCAAGCTCATTTTTTCGCCCGGTTTCGCCGGATCATCAATCTGGATAATCTCGATCGGCTTTGCCGTGGTTTTTCCGCTCTCCATCTGCTGTCTGGCAACATCATTCAACGGGTATTGCACCAGCGTACTGGGATTGATGACATACAGCGCGTTACCCGGGCGGCAGGTCAGCATCACCTCTTCCCGATTAAACGCCCACTTATCTTTGCCAACCTCAAAACGGCTGACGGTAATGACCTGCGGCGCAGCCAGCGCGGCTCCGGAGCTTGCCAGGAGTAATAAAGAGATAATGATTTTTTTCAT